TTCTATTTTATTTTGCAGATGTGCTTTTTTAGCTTCTGCAAGTTTTATATGGCTAATTACTTCTCTGACTCTTCTGTCAATTTTAACCATATTGAGAGTATATCTACCCTCTTTAAGATGCTCCTGTTCCCACTCTAGATCCAGACCCTTTTTCTTCGTGTAAAGGTCTTGTAGATGTTCTTGCATCTATAACCTCCTCATAGGTTATTCTTTTAACTCTTGGATCATGCATTTCTCCAAGAGACTCCCATTTTATATCATTTTTTCCAAGTTTGTCAATGATAGCATTTTCAATGTCTAATGGGGTATCAATACTACTTATCATAAAATCTCCATGAAGTTGATAAGCAAATATTTGGACTCTAAAGTTTTTAGGGTGCATTTTTCCTTTCTATATTGAAAATGAGGCGGGATTGTGTCCCGCCTCAAATATTTATTGATTATGCACCAGATGTACCGAAGATACCTCTAGGGTCAGATACGCCAAATACGTATCTTTCTCTAGCTTTGTATCTTACGTTACCAGTGTCAAAATCACCTTCCATTTTTGTAGTTAATGGAGCTCTTTCAAGATGTTTCATACCGTTAGGAACATCAGTGATTAAGAAGAAAGCATCTGGGTCCGTTAAGAAGTTATTCACAGAATAACCACCAGGAACCATTCCTTTGCTTACTAATGCATTGATGTCATTGTCAGCTGTTCCAACTCTTTGAGAAGACTTCATAAGTCTTTCTGCTGTGAATTGTAAAGCTGAAGGAATGATCATTCTTTGAGCACTTGCAGCGATCTTTAAACCTCTTTCATCAGTAAGCGCTGCAATGTCGATCATTGCTTGCTCTAATGAAGTTTCGTTTAAGTCTGAATCCGTTGCTAATTTGTTAGCAAAAGTACCATTAATAGTCGGGTGGTTAGTTGCAAATAAATTGCTTCCGTCACCAGATTTAAAGTTACCATTGAAACCATTGTTCAACGGAGATACTGCTTTGATTTGTTTAGTTTGAGCCATAGATCTTGCCAATGCTTTAGTATATCTCTGAGCAAGTCTGTCATATAAGTTGTCCTCAATAGCTTCCTCAGTGATAGCAAACCCAAGAGAGATTGTCTCATGAGTGTATCTAGCTGTGAAAGTTTCTTGAGCTTTATCAAACTCTACTCCAGAACCTTCAGGTTTTACTTTAGCTTGACCAAATCCTGATAACATAACTTCCTCTTCGAAAGCTCTGTCAGATGACTCAGTTGTGTATATCTCAGTATGTAAATTATCATACTGTTTATACTCCAGGCCGAATAGGGCATTCAAACCTGGCTCTAGTTCTTTGACTAGTTGATTACGTGATATTGCCATAGTTATATACTCCTATTATACCCCAACGTGTTGTTTAAAGAAATGTTCACTGATTACAACTCTCCATACTACACCTGCTGATGTAAGGTCGTTGTTATCAGGGTCTCTTGAAACACCCGCTATTTTTATTTGTTTTGATGCTGAATCACTTAATGAACCATCATCTAGAGTTGTTCTAGAAATGTAATTCGGTGAAGCACCCGCAGAATATGAAATATCTGCTGTATTACCCACGTCCAATTGCTGTGATGCACTACCATTGTTTGATCTAATCTCATACATTTGATGAGGATCATCATTTACTAATGCAACAATATCTGTAGCAGCATTACTGCCTAATAGATATGCTTGAAACGTTGGCTTACTTGTTGACGTGTCAGTGTAGAAAACACCATTTAGTGAACCTAAAAGTTGTTCTGTACCAGCTGCAGCTACTGCTGCTGTACCTGTTGTTGCCATCGCAACCAAATCTTGGTTGTAGATAGCTGTCGCAGATGCTGCTACAGGGTATTCTCCTAGACCAGCTGTGTTCGCTGACTGACCTGCCATTTTTACAGGTTTCATTCCGAAACCAGTTGTTGACGCGTTAGCCATAGTCATTACTCCTTATGTACCTGCCCCGAAAGGCCTCCAGTACGGTTTATTTATTTCGCTGGTTTCTAAAAATTTTTAACTTTTCTTAGAGCCACCGAAGGTTACACGAGTATCTCTATCTACTGAGATAGGCATACTCTTATGCTGTTCCTTCGCAAGATCGGCGTCGATTGCAGCTTGTTGATCTTGAGCTTGACTAACATAGTAGTCAGTTCTCTGCTGCGCGATCTCCTCTGGTACCCTTGTCAGCACAAGGCCTCCGTGCCCGATCACCCCTGCGTATTTGCCATCAGCGATTGTGGGAAAGTCCTCTTTGGGATATTCGTCAGCTCTAACTAATTCATAACCAGATCTTAATCGACCTTGTATGTTCTTAGTGTCTACGAACCCTAGGATTTCTGTCCTGACCCATCTGTGTCTAAATCCATTTGGCGCGTTGGGCGTATCTAAGTACGATGGTGGAGTCCAAACCTTTTTTTGTTCTGCAGGTTTTACTTCTGCAGCTCGTGTTTCAACTTTTGTTGAATCACTTTTCTTAGTTTGACTCGCACGATTTGGCTTATTATCTTTTGTCATATGCTTATGCCTCCTTCGTGTTCATAAGTTGTTTCGCATATTCTTCTAGTGGCACACCTAATTTTTTCGCAATTGCGACTTGAGAAGATGTGAGTCTCACTGTTTTAGCGTTAGCCTTTGGACTACGCGTTGCAGAGGCAACGGTTTGTGTAGGTTTGCTAACTGGTTTACTAACAGGTTTATCAAATTTATGCGGAAATTCAAGTCTTATTCTTTTATCTATTTCAGCATAATACTCGTCAGATTTAGGGTCTATCCCTTCCTCTTCTGTTAATTTTCTATGCAAATCAAAGGCAGTGTAAGTCATGGCTGAATCTGATCCAAACCATTCGTTTTTTTCTGCCCATGCGGCAGCCTTTGGATCGGGTGCCTGTGTTGGTTGTTGTTGTCTTATAGGTCTATCAGCAGGTTCTTCTTTTGCTGCTTTTTCTCTCATTTCATTTTGAGTTTTAAGTTCAGCAAGTCTACCTTGTTCATAACCTAATTGTGAGATAGCTGTTAAAGCTTCTGTTTCAGCTTTTGGATCTTCTGCTTGTCTCGCTGCTGTAAGTTTAGCTTGTGCAGCAGCCAACTGTCCAGAGATTCTATTCTCCATTTCTGTAGTATAGTCTTTGTCCAGTGTATTAGCCTGAGTCTTAAACTGATCTCTTTCGTGTTTAACGCTTTCAGCATAACGCAAAGCTTCTTCTCTTTGCCTTTCTGCTTCTCTCATTTTCTTAGTGAGTTTAGCTATTCGTTTTTTAACTCCTTCAGAATACTCTTCAGCTTCTTTATTTTCACTTTTCGAGATATTACTTTCATCGCTAGCAGGCTGCTCATCACGTTTCTCAGTTGAGTTATCGGCGATGCCACCGTCTTCCAGCTTTGTTTCACGTTCGTTTTCATATGTTTTGTCCTCTGTCGTTTGTTCTACAACGACTTCTTTTTTATCTTCTTCTTGTTTTTCTTGTGGCAGTTCTATTTCAACATCCGGACCCGATGTATCAATATCAACTGATTTATCTTCTTCTTGCATAGTTCCTCCTATGATTGTTAAAATTCGTGGAATATATCTTCAGGGTTTTCCACGGTCGCTAAAACTTCATCATCATTGAGAAGTCTTATCTCACCCCCATCTATTTTAATTCGTGATCCAGCATATCTTGCAAAGATAATCCAATCACCTTTTTTACACCAGGGACCTTCTGGGTATCTTTCTTTATCGTAGCAGTGTGGTCCCATAGCTAAAACTAAACCACAAGTCGATGCTACTTGTGATCGTTCTACTGTTTCATCTGCTAATATTAAACCACCTTTAGTTTTTTCTTTTTGTTTAAATGGTAAAACTAATATTCTCCAACCTGTTGGAGAAGGTAGTTTTGATGATTCGTCTATTTCTTTTTTAACACCAACTAATTCTTTATTTGGTAGTATCACCTTTTTGTCTGATACTGATGACTGTTCCTTTTTCATTTTGCTCCTTTTTATTTAGCAGGGTGGATATTTCCTGTAATAAACTTTCGTAAGTTCGTATTTGACCTAACATATACTGGTATCTTTCCATACTGTCAACACCTCCTCTGGCCATTAACTCTTTTACGTCGCTTTGTCTTTCCTTTAATATTTTTATAAAGTGTTCAAACAATGATACCTGGTCCATTACTCAAACTCCTTTAATACTTGTAACTTCTCTTCAGCGGTAGCAATCTTCTCAATCAACTTATCGACTTCATCAACATGTTGAGGATGTTCACCAATACCTACAGAGTTTTCAAAGTATATTTTTATAGTAGCGTCAGCTTCTGCTATCTGAGCTTCATATCTTTTTTCAAGTGCTTCTAGTATTGCTTTTTTCACGTTTTCTCCTTTTCTTTCTTAGTAGACTTACCCTAGTGCTCCAACACCACTCATTAAGTTTAATTACATAGTTTTCTACGAATGAAACCGCATCGTCTAGTTTTGCAAAACAATTGTAAATAAATCTATCTAACATTTCCATCTTCTTCGCGCCTGACGGATACGAGAATTTGGATCGTTACGAGTTTTAGCTGAAGCTCGTTTAAGTTGTCCGAGCGAACGTGCGCAGTATGATTTTCTACGTTTTGCAGCTTTTGATCCAGGTTTCACTTTTCCTGTCACGGCTGTTTTTAATTTTGAACCGGGATTTAATCTTCTGTAGGCTTTGACACCGGCTCGTGTCATACCTGCTCCAGACTTTGTAGGTCTAAAGTTCTTCTTGTTTCGTGCCGGCATAGTACCT